TTTAAATGCAAAAGCTAATTTAGCAGGAGGAAATAGTTTTACTGGTGATCAAAATGTAGCAGGAACCATATCATCAGATACATTATTTGTATCAAAATTAGATACAGTAACTGTACTTGCAAGTGACACAACAGTACTACTTGAATATGATGGTAATGTTTATTTAGGAGGATCTTTAGATATTCATATTGAGAAAGATTCATCTAATTTTACATTATATAATGTAATAGTTAGTAATGATACTATGATTACTAATAGTGCCTTATTAGTTATAAACTCAACTTCATTTGGTACAGATGTTATTAATAATATAACAATAGTAGCAGATATAAATGGATCTCGTGTAAGAGTAAAAGCTATCAATACTGATTCAAGTAATTATAGTGCTAGAATTTTCCCAAGATTAATTAAAAATCAAATATAATATGGCAATCAAAGTAACAGGATTATTTAAAAATCCACAATCGGGGTTAATTTATGAAAACCCAACTCTAATGTTAATACCACATTTAGAATATGCAAACAAAATTAATTTAGAAGTATTTATTGATTCACAACTATATGTGAATGTAATGCATTATTCAAATTTAACTAAAGATTCATTAACATACGATCCATCTATTACTAATCCTTATTTACAACTTATCAATGCATTAGAGACTGTTGTTATTGATAATGTAAAAGATGCAAATAGTATGAATCAATCAGCTACTTATGATAGAGTTTAAAATATAAAAAATAAAATTTATGGAAACAATCAAATTAACACAAGACGAAATTAATACTTTAAGTTCGTTTCAAAAACAAAATGAAGAATTGATAATAAATTTCGGTCAAATCGAAATGTCAATTCAAAATCTAGAAATTCAAAAAGAAAGATTAAAACAAGAATTAGCTAATCTTAAAAATTTAGAATTTCAAATAGGTAAAGATCTTCAAAGTAAATATGGAGACGGCAATATAAATATAGAAACAGGAGAATTTATTAAGTTAGGTTGATTTTTAAGGAAAAACTCAATATTTATCACCAACAATTAATAAATTAATTTAAAAACATGGCAACAGTATTATTATCACCTGGTGTTATTTCGATTGAAAATGATCAGTCGCAAGTAACCCAAGGACCAGTAACAGTAGGAGCTGCGATTATTGGACCTACAGTTAAAGGTCCAGTTGAAATTCCAACTTTAGTTACTTCTTATAGTGATTATGTAAACACGTTTGGTACTACTTTTATAAGTGGTAGCGATCAATATTCATATTTCACATCAATAGCAGCATATAATTACTTCAATAACGGTGGTGAATCATTGTTGGTAGCAAGAGTAGTAAGTGGATCCTATACATCTGCTACATCTACAGCTATATCTGCTAGTACACAAGCATCTTCTCAACCTTCATTTACTTTAGAAACAATTTCTAAAGGAGTTATAATGAATAGTTCAGGTTCAGAAGATACAAATGGTGCTTTAGCAAGTGGTTCATCTGATAATATTAGATGGGAAATTGTATCACCTAATTCATCATCTGGTACATTTAATTTATTAATTCGTCAAGGTAACGATACAACTAATTCTAAAGTAGTATTAGAAACATGGACTAACTTATCATTAGATCCTAAAGCACCTAATTTTATTTCTAAAGTAATTGGTGATTATACTTTAAATTATAATTCTACTTCAAATCAAATTCAAATTTCTGGTTCTTTCCCTAACGCTTCAAATTATGTTAGAGTTAAATCAGTTAATTTACTTACCCCTGATTATTTTGATAATAACGGAGTAGCTAAAAATACATATACATCTTCAATTCCTTTAGCAGGTAGTGGTTCATTTGGTAGTGCTACTGGTAATATGGAAGCAACAAGTGGTAATAAATATTATGGAGATATTACAAATACTAATACTCAAGGTTTAGTATCAGGTAGTTATACTAATATGATTACTTTATTATCAAATCAAGATGATTATAAGTTTAACGTATTATTTACACCTGGATTAATTAATTCATTACATACATCTCCATGTACTACTATTATTACTAATACCGCTAACAGAGGAGACAATATTTATATTTTAGATTTAGTACCATATGGTTCTACTGTAACATCAACTGTAGGTCAAGCTGCTAGTCGTGATTCATCATATGCTGCCTCTTACTGGCCATGGTGTCAAGTACAAGACCCAGCAACTGGTAAAAACGTTTGGGTTCCAGCTTCAGTATTAATAGCAGGAGTTTATGCTTATAATGATAAAGTAGCAGAACCTTGGTTCGCACCAGCAGGTATTAATCGTGGAGGATTAGGAACAGTAATTCGTCCTGAACAAAAATTAACCCAATCAGATCGTGATACATTATATTTAAGTAAAGTTAATCCAATCGCTCAATTTCCTGGAACAGGAGTAGTAGTATATGGTAACAAAACATTACAAACTAAAGCATCTGCTCTTGACAGAGTAAACGTTCGTAGATTATTAATTGCTTTAAAGTCATATATTGGTCAAGTAGCAAATACTTTAGTATTTGAACAAAATACAGCAGCTACAAGAAATCAATTCTTAGCTCAAGTAAATCCTTATTTAGAATCAGTTCAACAAAGACAAGGTTTATATGCGTTTAGAGTAGTAATGGATGCTTCAAATAATACAGCTGATGTAATCGATAGAAACCAATTAGTAGGTGCTATTTATTTACAACCAACTAAAACAGCTGAATATATTTACTTGAACTTTAATATTACGCCAACTGGAGCTTCATTTGCATAATTTTTAAAATATTAATATTTATAACAAGATAAAATAAATAATAAAATGGCAGTATTAAATTCAAACGAAATCTTCTTTACAGCATTTGAACCTAAACAACAGAATAGATTCATAATGTATATGGATGGATTTCCTTCATATATGGTTAAAGGAGTAGGTGCAGTATCTTTAACTCAAGAATCGATTAAATTAAACCATATTAACGTAGCTAGATATGTTAAAGGTAAATCAAACTGGGGTACTATTCAGTTTACATTATATGATCCGATCACTCCTTCAGGTGCTCAATCAGTAATGGAATGGGTACGTTTACATCACGAATCTGTAACAGGACGTGATGGCTACTCAGATTTTTATAAAAAAGATTTAACATTTAACGTATTAGGTCCTGTAGGTGATATTGTAAGCGAATGGGTAATCAAAGGTGCTTTAATTACTGATGCAAACTTTGGTGAATACAGTTGGGATAACGAATCTACAGCTCAAAGTATTACAATGACAGTACAACCTGATTATTGCGTATTAAACTTCTAAAATTACTTTTCCCGGAGTATACTTAAAGAAAGACAGCTTGGCTTATGCCAAGCTTCTTTTTATCTTATATATTTATATTAAATAATGTTATAAAATAAATTTTATGGAATCAAATAGTATTTTTAAATTTCCTACAGAAACTGTAGAACTCCCATCAAAAGGATTATTATATCCTAAAGATAATCCGCTTTCATCTGGCAAAATAGAAATGAAATATATGACTGCTAGAGAAGAAGATATCTTAACTAATCAGAACTATATTAAACAAGGTAATGTAATTGATAAATTATTACAATCTATGATTGTAACCAAAATTAATTATAATGATTTATTAGCAGGAGATAAAGACGCTATATTAATTGCAGCTCGTATTTTAGGATACGGTAAAGACTACCAAGTTAATGCATATAATAAAGAAACAAATAATTATAAAACAGTAACTGTAGATTTATCTAAATTAAAAGAAAAATATTTAGATGAATCATTAATTATAAAACCTCAAGTTAATGAATTTAAATTCAAGTTGCCTAATACAGATAATGAAATTACATTTAAATTAGCAACCCAACAAGACGAAATTAATATAGATCAAGAAGTTAAAGCATTAGCTAAAATTAACTCTAATATCAGCCCAGAATTAACTACACGTTTAAAACATACTATTTTATCAATTAATGGTAACTATGAAAAAGCAGTAGTTAGAGATTTTATTGATAATGGATTTTTAGCAAAAGATTCAAGAGCATTTAGAGAGTATGTATCTAAAATATCACCAGGTATTGAATTGAAATATAACCATACTTTTGACAGCGGTGTAGAGGAGGACATCGTTGTGCCTATCGGGCTTGACTTTTTTTGGCCTGAGTATTGAGTATAGAATGCATTTATTCACTCAAATACATGAAATAATATTTCATGGCAACGGTGGATATGATTACGATACTGTCTATAATATGCCTATATGGTTACGTAAATTTACATTTAGTAAACTTAGAGACCATTACGCTCCAAAAGAAGAAGACGTAGTAGAAAAATCTAAACAAGCAATGAGATCAGCACAATCTGATGGAGTTGTACCTAAAGTAAACGTACCTACATATATAACAAAAGCAATAAAGGCATCCAAAAAGTGATGCCTTTAAATATTTATCATAAAAAAGCAAATGGCTATTGATCCTAATTTAAATAAAAACGTTAAAGATACCGCAAAAGTAGTAGAAGACGCTCTCAAAAATATATCAGAGCAGGTTAGAGATATCTTTGAACAATCTTTAGGTCAAACCAATAAATTCTCAGATAGCATTGTTGCTAATATTAATAAAGGTATTAGAGATGTAGCTCGTTCAGCTGAAACTTTTGAAAGTAATTTAAATAAATTAAACCGCGGGTCTTTAACTCAAGCTGAAGTACAAAAACAGATTGAGTCTAGAGCAAATAAGATTAAAGCATTAGAAATGCAGTCTATTATTGCTACTAATAAAAAGACAAAAGGAATGAGCGAGGTTAATAAAGAATTAAAAAAAGCCATCGCTTATGAAGCAAAAGTAATTGAACAGCTTTTAGAACAAAGTAAACAAGCTGCAGAAATAGAAAGAAAAATAGGTAATACTGGAAAATTACTACAAAAAGTATCAAAAATACCAGTATTAGGTAATTTAATAGAT